ATTTGAACGTCGATTGAATAAACATAAAATAAAAGTATGTCGAAAAAACACGAAAAAATAAAGATATGAGCATTGAAATGATAAAAAGAAAAACGGGTTTATGGACGGTTTATTTAAAGATTCAAAATTCTTTAGAGAACATCAAAGAAAAACACGGACACAGAAAAGATTTAATTGATTCAATGGAAAAGAGTTTAACCGAAGTAGGTGAAGCGGTGTTATACTTTGAACACGTAGATAAACTACTTCAGGCAAGTAATAAAAAACAATTTGCAATGGAAATTGAAATAATGCAACTAAAACAAAAGATTCGACATTTAGAACAAATTAATCAAACGATAGAGATATGAAAACACGAAAATGTAAATACTGTAAATCCGTCTTTTCACCGATTACAACACTACAAAAGAATTGTTTTGAACCAAGTTGCGTAGCTGAATGGATAAACGAGGTAAAAGAAAAGAATTGGAAACGTAAAAAGGCGAAGTTAAAATTAGACTTAATGACCTTGTCCGATTACATAAAATTGGCACAGCAAGTATTTAATAAATATATAAACCTACGGGATAAAGGATTGCCTTGTATAAGTTGCGACAAGCCAATTACAGGGCGCGTAAACGCTTCGCATTACTTCAACGCTAATAACCATTGGAACGTTCGTTTTAATGAATTTAACGTCCACAGCAGTTGCATTACGTGTAACCAGTATTTAAGCGGTAATTTAATCGAATATAGAAGTAGATTAATTAACAAGATAGGAATTGAACAATTAACACTTTTAGAAGCTGAAGCTAATAAAACACGGAAGTTTACAATAGACGAATTAAAGGAAATAATTAACAAGTATAAATTAAAAATTAAACAATATGATAACAAACTTTGAAGAACATACCAGCGAATTAACAGCTGAAGAAATGGAAATATTAAATATAGTAATTCACGGATTTAGACAGTATAAAAAGACGAACCCGATAAAAAGCGAATTAATAGTAACACGAATGAATCAGTATCTACAATACAACGGATACAAAATAAAAATGACTGGTCCGCGTTTACGCAAAATGGTTAATTACATACGTTCAAATGGCTTAATACCCTTAATAGCTAACTCACAGGGATATTTCACAAGCGATTGTAAGCAAACTATACTTGAACAAATAACAAGCCTTCAGGAACGAGCTAACTCGATTGAACGATGCGCACAAGGTTTAAAGAAATTTCTATAAATATTTTTTTTAATTATAGTTATATTAGATTTTATTATTATATTTGCAAAACACAAAACAAAATAACATGAAAGTTTTAACTAAAATTCAGGCGGAATTAAAATGTCCTAAAGGAAGCTTCAATAAGTTTGGCGGCTTCAAATATCGTAGTGCGGAACAAATACTTGAATCTGCAAAACCTATTTTATTTAAACACGAAAGCGTATTAATACTTTCAGATGAAATAATAGAAGTAGGTAGTAAGATATTTTTAAAAGCAACCGCAACTTTGATTAACACGGATGGTGAAATTAAAGTACATGGTTACGCTGAATTAGGAGAACACAAAGGAATGTCAAGCGAACAAACAACTGGCACGGCTTCAAGCTACGCACGTAAGTACGCATTGAACGGTTTATTCTTAATTGATGAAACGGAAAACGACCCTGATTCAAAAGATAATAAAAAAGCGGAAACGTTAGACAACAAAAGATTTCTCGAAGCATTAAAAGCAATTCAAAACGGAAAATTTACCGCTGAAGAACTACGAGCTAAATTTGATTTAACTAAAGAACAACTTGCTGCGCTATGAAAATACGATGTTCACAAATAGGTAAAATTATGACAAACCCCCGAGAAAAGGGGGTGCGTCTTTCTCAAACTACTAAAACATATCTTTTAGAGTTGGCCGTTGAAGAAAAATACGGAATACATAAAGAATTTTGGTCAAGGTACACGGACAAAGGTAACGAAGTAGAAGCTGAAGCAATAGCGCTTGTTAACGATGTTTTAGACGTAGGATTTATTTACAAGAATGAAGAACGTTTAGAAAACGAATATCTAACTGGAATACCTGACGTAAACACGGACGTATTAATAGACGTAAAAAGTTCTTGGGATGCGTTTACGTTTTTTGACAAGGTAGTAGAAGACGAACTAAAAAACAAAGATTATTACTATCAGCTTCAGGGTTATATGTGGCTAACGGACAAACAAGAAGCTTTATTATGCTATTGTTTAGTTGATACACCTTTACAAATAGTAGAAGACGAAATAAGAAGGGAGCATTGGAAACAAAACTTAATAAGTGAAAGCGACGATGTAAGGGCGTATATAGAAGACAAGCATACATTCGGACATATACCTATGGAAAAGCGCGTTAAAACGCACGTAGTGAAGCGTGACGATGAAGTAATAGAAGCTATTAAAACACGAATAGAAGAATGTAACGAATATTATAACGAAATAATAGACTTAATATGAGAAAGCCAAGTAAAAAAACAGCTATTAACTGGATTAAAAATTTAGAAGAAGTTAAAAACGAAATAACTAAAAATAATTATAAGTATTTAACTAATTTATTAAAAGAAAAGAAAATGAGTCATATTTGGCACCCGTTTTTAAAAGAAAATAATATTATTTATTTAGACGGGGAATTTCTTAAATGGAATGAAAAAATTCCAATTACATATAAATTAATTGAAAAATTCAGAAAACACGTATATTATTATAATAATGTAAAGCACCCGCCTAAGAAAAGACAAATTAAACCTAAATTAAATTTTGATATGCCGAAAACGCCGTTATATTCGAAGCCAAAAACACGAACAAGAAAGTTAAAAATTGAACAGCAAGTAAACACCCCTACTCAACAAAATGAATTAGGTATTATTAGAAGATTTTTAAAATGGTTATGGTAAAACAAATGTTATGAACCCTGAAGTAAACCAAGAAATTCAAGACTTAAAAAAAGAACTAAAAGAAATAAAGCAATTAATAGAAGCTTTAACTGCGCTAACTGATGAAGGCGGTACGGTAAACGGAGATTCTTTAATAGTTAAAATGTTAAAAATAAAAATAAATAAAAATGAAAGATAGTATAGTAGAATCGGTTATAAAGCAATTTAAAGACCGTTCAAGCGTAGGAATAGAGAAATACGGAACTACGTTAGACCGTACCGATTTAAATCGCTTAGATTGGATAAATCATGCACAACAAGAAGCGATGGATTTAGTATTGTATTTAGAAAAATTAAAACAAATAAATAAATAAAAATGGAAAAAAGAGACAATTCAGGAGCGTTATTCACAAATGACAAAAAGACGAAAGAAACGCACCCCGATATGAACGGTAAAGTAACAATTTTAGGACGTGAATTTTATATCAGCGCATGGAAAAAACAAACAAACCAAGGCAAGGGATATTTAAGTTTATCAATTAAACCCGTAGACGAAGAAAACACGAAGCCACAAAGTAACGATTTATCGGACTTTCTAAACAGTTTTTAAGCCATGAAAGAAGAAAAGATAATAGCTAACATAAATAATGTAACACGAACGTTAATTTGGCGGTATATTCAAACTAAAGGAATAAGCCTAAATAAGTTTTGTTTAGATGCTAAATTACATCAGTCAAACATACACACGTTTTTAAAAGGTAAAACCGTTAGCACGGCTACAATAGAGAAAATAGGTAAATATTTAGACTCAAATAAGTAACCAATATAAATAAATATATGTTTAATTTAACACAAGCACCAATGGCGAACAATAGTACCCACGTGCAAAAAGAACAAGAAGTAAACAAAGTTTACAAAACAAGCGATTTATCAATTTTTAAACAAATTGACGGTAACAGAATTCCAAACCTTCAACACGTAAGACGATTAGCTGATTCAATTCGTGTTTATGGAATGAAATGCAATCCAATTTTAGTTAATGAAAAAATGGAAGTAATAGACGGACAACACCGTTTGATGGCTGCAAAAGAAGCTAACTCATTTGTTTATTATATTATTGTAAATGGATATGCATTAAAAGAAGTACACACGTTAAATCTTAATCAAAAGAATTGGGGTAAAAAAGATTTTATGTATGGATATGCTGATATGGGAATTGAATCTTATATAAAACTTAAAAAATTTATAGAAAAAAATGAAGATTTTGGCTTTAATGATTGTGTTTCGTTATGTACTAATATTTCAGGAATAGTTGCAGGTTTTAAAGATAAATATAAACTTGTAAACCCTTTGTTAAGTAAACAAGAAGTATTTGAAGAAGGAACTTGGACTGGTAAAGATTTTAATTTAGCGCAAGATTGGGCAAATAAAATTAGAATGATTAATCGATATTATTCAGGTTATAATAGAAGTTCATTTGTTGGTACAATGATTTTATTATTTCAAAATGAAAAATTTGATTTTAATGAATTTATGCATAAAGTAAGATTACAACCAACAGCTTTGGTAGACTGTGCAAATAGAGACCAATATAGAACTCTTATTGAGGATATTTATAACTACAAATCAAGAAATAAAATAAGTTTACGTTATCAATAAATAGGCTCGGCAAAGCAAATGAAGTGCGGAACGTAAAAAATTCCGCATTTTTTTTTATTCAGATAGTATTTATATTAATATTTAATATTATATTTGTCGAAATAATTAATATTTAAGCTATGAAAACACGAAATTGGACAATTGAAACTTTAGATTTTATTAAAGGAACTGGAATATTAGACCTTAATTTAGGTAAGGGCAAGATAATGGAGTTACAATTTGAGGTAGAATTTGAGCGTGATGGTGACGAAATAGAACAAGTTGATGTTAAATTAACGCCTTATACAGTTCATAATGAGGATGGAATACTAAAACACGGTATATTAAACAAGCGAAACACGAACTTAATTTGTGAAATGTTAGAAGAAATAATAATAAGTGACCCGTGTTTTTATGGTTTTGAAATGATGCAAGAAGATTTTGATTACTACCAAGAACTAAACTTTGAAGAAAGACGTTTGTCGAATATTTGAATAGGACAAAACACAACTAATTTTGTTATATATGTATGGAATTAGTAAGGCACTCACGAAACGTTCACGAATTAAAAACAGTAGGTAAACAAGCAAAAATTGCCGTATTATCGGATTTACATTGGGATAACCCGAAATGCAACCGAGAACTATTAAAACAACATTTAGATTACTGCTTAAAAGAGAATATCCCCGTAATAGTCAACGGGGACTTTTTTTGTTTGATGCAAGGCAAAGGAGACAAACGAGGAAACAAATCAGACATAAGACCAGAACACAATAACGCAAAGTATTTAGATAGTATAGTTGAAACTGCAGTCGAATGGTTTAGCCCCTATGCAAGTATATTAACTGTTTTAGGTTACGGAAATCACGAAACGGCTATAATAAAATACCAAGAAACAGACATACTACAAAGATTTGTAGACCTATTAAACTACAAAAACAATAGTAACGTAATGACTGGCGGTTACGGTGGTTGGATAATTGTTAGACAATCTTTAACTAAAAACGGTAGAACTGTTTTTTTTAAAATAAAATACTTTCACGGTTCGGGTGGTGGTGGTGTGGTAACAAAAGGAGCATTAAATTTAACCCGTGCTTTAGAGATGTATGAAGGGTTTGATGTATTTACGATGGGACATATTCACGAAAATTCTGCACGGCATGACGTAAGGGACACTTTAATTCATGCACCTCATCACGGATATATTTTAGAACAAAAAGAACTTCATTTAATGATAACGGGAACGTATAAAGAGGAATACGGGGACGGTTCTAAAGGTTGGCACATAGAACGAGGCGCTCCTATAAAGCCAATAGGTGGGCGTATTTTAGTTTTAAATATTGAAAGAAAACAAACGGAAGGCGAAGATAGATTAATAAAACATATTGATAGCATAAGATTTAACAAATGGGAAAAGTAACTTTTGAATTTGATTCTTTAGAAGAAGCTGAAGATATTAGAACGGCTTTAGACGGGTACAAGTATAAATTGGTATTGTGGGACTTTGACCAACATTTAAGAAATGAAATAAAATATAATGATAAATTACCTTCAGAAATAGCTGAAGCATACGAGGATTTACGGGAAAAATTAAGGGAGTTTTTAAACGATTATAACGTAAATATTGAATAGTTAACATAATATATAAAAATTTAATATAAATTTGTATTGTGAGATACGTTTTACTTTTACCTTTACTGATAACCCTATTTATTTTAGATAGGGTTTTCTTTGTTTTGGTGTTTTGGGAAGATAGTATTCGATTCAATCATTGGCTATATAAAGACGAACTAATTATAGAATCAATATTTCGTGTTACGGTAGGTGTTTTAACTGCGGTATTAATAGAATATTCAATAGCGATTTGGTAAACGAAAAGTTTTTAATAGAATTAAGCAAGCACCACAACGACTGGATTAAGATTGTAGGCACTTTTAACGAAGAATTTTACGCTGAAGATATAGTTCAAGAAATGTATTTGAAGATGGCTATAATAAATAACGTTGAAAGATTCTATTTAAACGGCAAGCTAAATAAAAACTTTATCTGGACGGTGTTACGAAACATGGCTTTTGATTACAAAAAGAGTAAAACACGAATAACAAAAGTAAGCATAACGGAAGCCTACCAAATAAAAGACGAATACCAACCCGAAATACTTGAAGCGAAGAAACGTTTAGAAATAAAAATAAATCAAGAGGTTAAACAATGGCATTGGTACGACCAACTATTATTTGACCTTTATAGAACTTCAGGAATGAGTACAAGACAAATAGAGGGTGTAACCGGTATAAGTTTTAAAAGCGTATGGAAAACAATTAATACTTGCAAAGAACGATTGAAAGAAAATGTAAGCGAAGATTACGAAGATTTTAAGAATCAGGATTACGAATTAATAAAATGAAGTTAGACGAAAAAATATTAGATAGGATGTTAAACGCTTCAAAGTTTACGACTAATCAAATAATTGAATTAGATTTTAAGTTTTGGATATCTAAAGATTTTACTGAATATCCTACTAAACACCATTTTATAGACGTAATTAAATTGCAAGTTTTAGAAGATGAAACAATACTTTTAGCAACTGAAGAACAAGTTTTAAAATATAAATTAAATTAATATGGCACGAAAAAGACGAACTAAAGCCGAAATATTAGCGGCACAAAGTGAAGGATTAGGGGACACGGTAGAAAAAGTTTTAGAAGTTACTGGAGTAGCAAAATTGGCGAAATGGGTTTTAGGTGAAGATTGTGGTTGTGATGAGCGTAAAGCAAAGTTAAATTCTTTGTTTCCTTATCGGAAGCCTGAATGTTTACTAAAAGACGAACACGAATTTTTATCTGAATGGTTTACTGAAAAACGTTACACAATGAAACCAACTGAACAAAAAAGAATGTTAGAAATTTACAACCGAGTATTTAAAGTAAATATGCAACCTACTTCATGCGGTTCTTGTCTACGTGACGTAATGAATAAACTTGAAATTTTATACAATAGCTATGCCGATACCAACGCCGAATCCTAACGAACAAAAAAAGGACTTTATTCAACGTTGTATGTCAAACGATACAATGGTAAGTGAATACAAAAACACGGACCAACGTTTAGCCGTATGTTCAACTGTTTTTGAAGATAGTAAAAATAAAGTCGAATTAGAAAGCTATACCGACTATCCTAAACAAGCAACTGAAAACGCAAAGATAGCGTTACGTTATGCTGAAGAAAACGGATGGGGTGACTGCGGTACACCCGTAGGTAAACAACGAGCTAACCAATTAGCAAATGGCGAACCTATAAGCGAAGAAACTATTTCACGAATGGCAGCCTTTGAAAGACACCGACAAAATTCACAAAAGGAATTAGGGGACGGTTGCGGACGTTTGATGTGGTTAGCTTGGGGTGGTGACGCTGGTATAGAGTGGGCGCAAAGAAAGTTAGAACAAATAAGAAAAAACTAAAAAAACACGAACTATAAAATGGCAAAAGTAGGTAGACCAAGAAATTTAGATAGTCCTGAACAACTATACGAACTATTCGAAAGATACAAAAGAGACGTAAAAGCGAATCCAAGAATAAAAAGCGTATTCGGTGGTAAAGAGTTTGAAGAAAGAGCTGAGCCTTTAGAACGTCCTTTAACAATGGAAGGCTTTGAGATATTTTGTTGGAATATAGTAGGCGAAGTAGAAGACTATTTTTTAAATAGAGATAAAAGATATTCAGAATTTACCGCTATCTGTTCGCATATACGCAAAGAAATCCGTAGAGACCAAATCGAAGGCGGTATGGTAGGACAATATAACCCGAGTATTACGCAACGCTTAAACAACTTAAAAGAACACGTAGAACAAACAAACGTAGAACAACCTTTATTTAAATTACGTGATAATAACGACGGCAATAGATAAAATAGAAGCGTTACAAAAACGAATCAAAATAATTCAAGGCGGTACTTCTGCGGGTAAAACATATTCCGTTTTAGCGGTGTTAATTACAAAAGCCGCTTCATATGCACGAACTGAAATTAGTATTGTCGCTGAAAGCATACCGCATTTAAGAAGGGGTGCGTTAAAAGACTTTCTTAAAATCATGAAAGAAAATAATAGGTACTTTGACGAACGCTTTAATAAGTCGCTTTTAAGGTACGAATTTTCAAACGGTAGTGTAATGGAGTTCTTTAGTGCTGACGACAGTTCTAAATTAAGGGGTGCAAGGCGTGACATACTGTACATAAACGAATGTAATAATGTAACCTTTGAATCTTATAACGAACTTGCAATACGTACAAAGAAAGAAGTTTATTTAGACTTCAATCCAGCTAATGAATTTTGGGTACACAAAGAACTAAAAGACGAACCTGATAGCGATTTCTTAATTCTCACGTACAAAGACAACGAAGCACTTGACAATAGTATAGTTCAACAAATAGAAAAGAATCGTTTAAAAGCCGAAACAAGCGCATACTGGGCTAATTGGTGGCGTGTCTACGGACTTGGTGAAATAGGAATGTTAGAAGGCGTTATATTCAGTAACTGGAAAACAATCGACAACTTACCAAAAGACGCAAAGTTAATCGGTATAGGTTTAGACTTCGGTTACACGAATGACCCTACGGCAATAATAGAAATATACAATTACAACGGTACACGAATTTTAAACGAATTGAAGTATCAAACGGGTATGTTAAATTCAGATATCGCAAAGGAACTACCAAAACACGTACCCGTATATGCTGATTCGAGCGAACCTAAAAGCATTGAAGAAATAAAGCGCTACGGAATAACAATTAAAGGCGTTACAAAGGGCAAGGATTCAATTAACTACGGAATAGATGTTATGCAAAGGAATGAATATTTAGTTACTTCTAACAGCGTTAATTTAATTAAAGAACTACGAGCCTACTGTTGGGACACTGATAAAGCGGGGACACGTTTGAATAAACCTATTGATACAAACAATCATGCTATTGATGCGCTACGATACCACGAAATGGAAACCTTAGGGTTAAATTCTAACTACGGCAAGTATCATATTTGGTAAATAAATAATAGTTCGCACCCGTTCAAGTATGCAAATAGTGTAAATAAAATCTACATACTACAAAAACACGAATAAAAAGTTAATTAATAAGATGAAAACAGAAATAGTAATACCTACTTCATTAAGTGAAATACCTTTAAAGAGCTATCAAGAATTTATGAAGGTAGTAGAAAAGTCAAATGACGAAGAATTTATTGGTCAAAAGACTATCGAGATTTTCTGCGGGTTAAAAATGAAAGACGTAGTTAAAGTAAAATGGAGCGACGTTAAAAGTTTGACCCTACATTTAAACGAAATATTTA